TAAATTATATTATCAAAATAATATAAAGTTATATACAGTAAATATATATATACATGTCAGACAACAAAGAAATTAACCGCGACGACGATATTATTAAAACAGATGAAGGATTAATTTTTAACCCATACAACCCCTTAAATGTTAAGATTACATTGTGCGAAGTACAATTTATTCTTTCTAAATATGGTTTACCAACTACGGTTGATAATATTTCATTGTATGAAAGGGCATTTGTTCACCGCTCTTACACCAAGAGGCCTAATTTCGAAAATATACAACAAAATATTATTATTGTCGACCGTCCAACAGATTGTTTACCCCTTAGTACTAAATCAAACGAGCGGCTGGAATTTTTAGGGGATGGTGTTCTTGAATGTGTCACTAAATACCTGCTATATAGGCGTTTTCCTAAAGCAGATGAAGGATTTATGACTGAAAAGAAAATTGCCATTGTAAAAAATGAAGCTATTGGAAAAATCGCGCTTGAAATGGGGCTGCATAAATGGTTAATTATATCTAAGCATGCAGAAGAAAAAAAAATCCGAACCAACTTAAAGAAACTGGGATGTTTATTTGAATCGTTCATTGGTGCCCTTTTTTTAGACTTTAATAAGGTATCCGTTAAAGATAGTGAAAACTGGTTTCAGAGTATGTTTGTTACCGGTCCCGGGTTTCAAATGGCACAAAAGTTTATTGAAAATGTTTTTGATAAGCACATTGACTGGACAGCTTTGATACAGAATGATGATAATTATAAAAATATTTTACAAGTAAAAATCCAAAAAGAGTTCAAAGTTACACCCCATTATTTAGAAATTGAACATGACGTTGAGTTAGGATATAAAATGGGGGTATATTTGTGTTTAGGCCAATCTATCCATACCGTATCACATAACAATTCAATCGATTTTTCTTTTTTTAATAACTATAAAGCAATTCATGATTTTGTTGTAGATAACGGAAGGGCTCTTATATTTATGGGGATGGGTCAGCATAAAATAAAGAGAAAAGCAGAACAAATCGCTTGCAACGAAGCCCTTAAAATAGTTGGTATCAACCAAGATGATCAGTGTTAAAGAGAAGTTGGTTGCTGTATTTTAGTATAGATAAATGTAAAAATTTATATATTCAAATTATATAAGTGATGAATCCTTTAGCCTCATTAAAAGAAAAATTAAGGGTTAAACCAAATATTGAAGATAGAGAAAGAGTTGCCATTGTCATTAAAGGTATAAAAACCCCTATTGCAGTACCTAAAAAAAAGGTTGAGAATGCAGAAAAAGATACAGAATTAAAAAACAAATCAGAAATAGTAAAAGAGAAGGAAGATAATGAAGACAACGACGAACCTGAGGAAAAAAGCAAAGATCAACGCGCAATAACTAAACCCCAACCTATCATTGTGGATGAAACGCAAAAGGGGTTCGACCGTGATAATCTTATGCAAAAATTGAAGGAAAATAAAAAACTTAAAGTGGTTACAAAACCTATTATTCAGATAACGCAAGAGAAACTAATATCGCAACCTACTCCATTACCCGTTACTCAAAAAGGTGTTAAAAAGTTGGATATGAAAATGCCACTAATTATTGAAGAAGATGAGAATGAACAAGAAGATAATATTGCTGCCGAAAAGGAACTACATAATGAAGTGATAAATGAAGAAGACGAAGAAGAATTTGTCATGTCACCTAAGAAAAAGATGAAGTTTGAAAAAGAGAAAGAAAGTATGGAAATCATACCTATTCAAGCAGTTCAAAAGAAAAAACGTATTACTAAAAAACTGGAAAAGGGCGTAGCCATATTGGGTCCTGAAACTCTTGTTGAAATAGGTGATACCGACTTGAGAAGCCGCATGCCAAAAAAGTTGCCACCTGTGTTAATAAAGGTTTCCAGTTATTATATGAATAATCGAGAGATTTTTGTAAATTTCATTAACTCTCTTTTTGAGCCATACCGTAAAGAACTTACCGAAAATAAAGAAAATATATCTTGCGATATTATTGGAAAAACTAGTACCGATTTTGCGCTACTGACGCATCAAAAAATAGTTCGCGATTACATGAACTTATATACACCTTATAGAGGTTTGTTGCTTTATCACGGATTAGGAAGTGGCAAATGCCATGCAAAAAATACCCCAATAATGATGTGCGATGGAACTATTAAACTTGTACAAGATATAAAAGCTGGTGAATTTTTAATGGGCGACGACTCTACCCCAAGACGCGTGATGTCTTTAGCAAGAGGTAGAGACAGGATGTATGAAATTATATCTGCTAATGGGGATAAATATACTGTGAATGAAGAACATGTGCTTTGTTTAAAAGCATCTGGTTTCCCTAAAATCTCTAAAAAAACACATAATTCAAATACTAGTAAACCAAAACACGATAAAACATGTAAAACACAAACAAAATATAATATTCGATGGATAGAAAATAATACCTTTCAATCAAAGACCTTTACTTATAATGTTTCGAGTGAAGACCAAGAAATTGCAGAGAGAGAAGCGCATAACTTTTTTGAAAATATCAAAAATGATAAGGCTACTTGCGGAAACATAATTGAAATAGCTGTGAAGGATTATTTAAATCTACCCAAAAAACTAAAATCTTGTTTAAAAGGATATAAAGTGCCTATTGATTTTCCCGAAAAGCCCCTTCCGAGGGACCCTTATACGGTAGGATATATGGAAGAGATGGTCCATATTCCTAATATCTACAAGTGCAATTCGAGTGAAAATAGATTACAGTTATTAGCTGGAATAGTCGACCGCCATGGGAAATTAAATAAACGGGGGGTCACACTTACAATGAAGAATGGAAATGAGGCATTCATGGAGGATGTTATCTATTTGTCTAGAAGCTTAGGGTTTTCTTGCTACAAGAAAACGAATAATACAGATAAAAACAAATCAACACAGAAAATTGTTATTTTGGGTAATGGATTAGAAGAAATACCCACACAAATTCTTAGCAAACAGGTAGCATATAAAAAACACCCTGGGAATGCATTAGAAGAAACAATTACCGTTAGCTATGTGAATGAAGATGAATACTATGGTTTTATGATTGATAAAAACTGCAGATATGTAATGGGTGATTTTACGGTTACTCATAACACTGCCACTTCCATTGCTATTGCAGAAGGTATGAAAGATAGCAAACGTGTTATTATTATGACACCTGCTTCTTTACGTGCAAATTATATAGAAGAGCTTAAAAAGGCCGGCGACTTATTATACAAAAGAAATCAATTTTGGGAGTGGATTACAATAGACAATAACACAGAAGCATTAGAGACCATATCAGCGCTATTAAATTTACCTAGAGAATATATACGTAAATACAATGGTGCATTCTTTATTAACGTTAAGAAACCTTCTAATTATGATGACTTGAACGACACTGATAAAAAGGTTCTAGAAGACCAGCTCAATGAGATGATTAAACAAAAATACACATTTATTAACTACAATGGGTTACGTTCTCAGCGTTTATCGGAAATGACTTCAGGCTTTACCAGAAACATATTTGATAATGCAGTTGTTATTATTGATGAAGCACACAATTTAATTAGCAGAATTGTGAACAAATTAAAGAAAGAAAAACCTATTTCAGGTGAAGAAAAGAAAAAGAAAAAAGAGGAGGGCGCAGAAAAAGACAAAGAAAAGGTGGAAAGTCTATTCGGTGAAAATATCCCATTGAACCTAGCAACTAAATTATATTATATGCTTTTAAGGGCAAATAACGCTCGTATTGTCCTACTCTCTGGTACCCCTGTTATTAATTACCCGAACGAATTTGCCATTCTTTTCAACATTTTGAGAGGTTACATTAAAACATGGAAAATACCCTTGGTCATTAAGACAAAAAATAAAATCGATAGGCAGACACTTCAAGAGATGTTGTTGGGTGAGAAATCCCTTGATTATTTGGACTATTCGCCCTCGAGTAAAATATTGACAATCACCCGCAACCCATTTGGGTTTAAAAATAAGATTAAAAAGGATAGCGGATATCAAGGGGTCGCCAATGTTAAGAAAAATGACACCGGGGAAACTGTCATGGATACAGAGTTTACTTCTGATGAAGACTTTGAGAGAAAAATAATCAATATTTTAAAAAGAAATGAAATTGATATTGTGCCTCAAGGTGTCGAAGTAATAAATCAAAAGGCTCTTCCGGATGATTTAAATACATTTTTGACGAGATATATTAATGACAGTGATAAAAAACTCAAGAACGTAGATGCATTAAAACGCCGAATAATCGGTTTATCTTCTTATTTTAAGAGTGCGCAAGAAAGTCTGCTTCCTAAGTACAACAAACAGCTTGGCGTTGATTATAACATTGTGCGAATTCCCATGAGTGATACTCAATTTAAAATTTATGAAGGCGCTAGAAAACAAGAGAGAGAATTAGAAACTTCAAAGAAGAAACCATCTTCATATTCGGAAGTGGGAGAATTGTTTGAAGAAAAATCATCGACCTACCGCATTTTCTCTCGATTGTTTTGTAATTTTATCATGCCAGATAGACCTATTCCAGGCCCAAAGAAAAAGAAGAATGAAGACAAAGATGCGGCTGCTGAGGCTGATGCTGTTGATGCTAATGTAGAAGTTCCAGAAATGGCACAAATAATTAAAGAAGGGTTAAGAACGGAGAGTAGACAAGATGTTCAAGATGAGCGCGAGGGGGAGATAGAAGGTGATGAAATACTTGATGCGATTGGAGGCATTGATTATAAGGAGCGCCTTGATAGAGCTATTAAAAATATTGAAGAACATGCGAATGATTTCCTCACATTAGAGGCGTTACAAACATACAGCCCCAAGTTTTTACATATGATTGAAAATATCCAGGACGAAGAACACCAAGGGTTACATTTAGTTTATAGTCAATTTAGAACTGCTGAAGGTATCGGGCTATTTAGTTTGGCCTTAGAGAAAAATGGATTTGCCAGATTTAACATAAAAAAGAATTCTCTAGGTGTTTGGGAAATTGATATTCCTGAAACTGCACAAGGAAAGCCAACTTATGCATTATACACTGGAACAGAAACGAGTGAAGAAAAAGAGATTATCAGACACATTTATAACGGTGAATGGGACGACGTACCAGATAGTATTGGTAATGTCTTGAAGTCAAAATACCATAACAATAATATGGGTGAGGTCATCAAGGTATTTATGATTACATCGTCTGGGTCAGAAGGAATTAATTTAAGAAATACCAGGTTCGTTCATATTATGGAACCTTACTGGCACCCAGTACGCTTAGAGCAAGTCATCGGACGTGCACGACGCATATGCAGTCACAAAGACCTCCCGAAGGCGCTACAAACAGTTGAGGTGTTTGTATATCTTATGATATTTTCAGAAAGTCAACTAAAATCGGATGAAGCGATTGAGCTTAAAAGGAAAGATTTAAGTAAAGCACTGCCCCGCGTGCCCATAACAAGCGACCAATACCTTTATGAAATTTCAGAAATTAAGGCGAATTTGACTGCACAACTAACGGATGCTGTCAAAGAAACCGCTTTTGACTGCTACATTTATTCAAATGGTAAATGTGTTAATTTTGGTGACCCTAGGAATGATAAATTTTCATATGTACCTGATTATTCAGAACAACAAAACGACACTACTGTTAAAGCGAATAAAGTGGCAATTGAATGGGTTGGAAAGCCTATTACAATTAATGGAATAGAATATGTCTATAAAAGGGCTAGTAAGGATGTGTTAGATCTTTATGACAAGGAAATTTATAAGTCTGCTCTAGTTGACCCTTCAATAATACCCTTAAAGGTCGGGACATATGAGATTGACCAAAACGGTAATAAAGTGTTGAAATTATTAGTAACATAAGGAAATGATTGTTTCTACAATTAGTTTTTGTTCTTCTGTTAAACGATTATTGTATTCATTCATTCCTTCACCCATGCAAGCAATGGACTTGTCGCAGCAAGCATTGTAAAACTGTTTAAGGCGATTTAACAATCTTGGCGCCTTTTTTTCTTTAAATACAATTATCCTTAATGCAGAGTTGCGTAAATTTTGATTGCCAAATATACTTATTGCATTGATAGATAGCAATGCAGAGAGAATTGACAGTAAAATCAATATATTCATTGTATAAAATGTATATGTTGATTTATTTAGTTTGTTTTGCGCAATAATTCAATTATAATATCTAATTTAGTATTTAAATTGTTTATTTCTTTTTCAAGAAATTCAATTTTATTTTTATTTTCATTATTATTGATTTCATTGTTTCCATCACCTTCTAACTCTATTATATCTTCTATTTCTAGTTTGTATATATCTTTTGGAGTATTCGTTTTTTTCAATTTATTAAATAGGTTTTCATCTGAACTATCTTCCCATGTAACACTTTTTCTAGAGTAATCTTCTTTTTTTACTTTTAACACTGAGGAAGGGCCTTGCTCTGTTATTTGATTTGATTGATTAGCGCTTTCATTTACAGGTTTATTTGTGTTCATATATTTATCTTTTTTCACCGAAGTTTCTGTAGGGTTTAACCAATTACTTACATTATTAATATCTTTATCATAACTACGATTAAATTGTTCCATTTCATAATTTCTCTTTGCAGCCATTTCTTTTACAATTTTATCCATTTCACCAATGGGTTTATCCATATAATCGTCGGAAAATTTTGGTACTTCGGGTATATGATAGGACATTGCCTCTGTAAAGTTGGACTGTAATTTCATTAAATCTTTTTCAAATTGACTTTTACGTTCATTTTGGATTTCTTCATATGTAATTAACTCTTTTACCGGTTGTTCATCGTAGATTTTTATTTTATTATTTGTTTGTTGAGAAAAATTCTTTTTAATATGATTCAATATTAGCATTATATATTTTTTATTCATATCCATTACACCTGGCGTGCTTATTTTCTCTCTTTCAAAAAAACTCTTTATATTATTTCCAAATGTTTGAACAACTTTGTTTTTATTTTCATTTGTTAAACATTTAAATAAGTCTTCATCAATAATAACATCTAAAATTGTATCAATATTTTGCTTGCTTAAAAAATTTGCAAGGTTCATTGAATATATAAATCAGCAAAGTTTTATATATTTTTATAATGTATTATAATGTATTATAATGAATCGTTAAAATAAATATGTCTAAACTTATTCATATATTCATCTCGAATGATATGGGTTTTTAAATAATGTTCGGTTGTTTTGTCCTCCAACATATGAACAATAAAATATAGTGAATATATCCCGCATTCTGTATTACCATATTGGTGTTCTACCCCTTCATTGCTATCAAACTTGAACACTATTGGTGGGTTCAGTTTGTTACCTTGTTCTTTAATACGGTCTACCAGTGCCATTATTTGCGGCGCAGGTTTATCGCCTGTGCTATCGAAGAAAAAAATGTTTTTCTTTTTAATATTAATAAACATTGAAATCCAATGTTGTCC